ATCATCCTTAAAAGAGCTTAAATATGTTTCTGCAAGATTTTTGAGACTATACTCAGGTCCTTCATATGTTTTAAAAATCGTATCTATTTTTTGACAGTATTTTTCCTTTGCAACAATTTGTTTTTCTTCTTGGTCTGGAGTTTTCCTTTTTCTGCTCATTTATTAATAAATGAGATTTTTATTTATTAAAATTGTATAACAGTATAAAGTACTGCGGAAAATAATTTCTCGGATGATACTCCCTTTTAGCATAATGAAAGGCGTTATAGTGCATTAAAAGTCAAGTTGTATAAGATATACACAATCTAACGGGAAATTTAGCGCGACTTACTAAAGTAACTCGAGACCCACTACATGGTCTTCGCAAAATAGAAAGAAGATTTTCTGAACAACTATAGTGTAGTAAGACTTCGAAAGCGAGTTTTCGGAACATCTAACCTGAAGTAAGGGTAAAAACATGCTTTCTAAACGTCTAAGTTGGAGTAAGAGTTCGAAAGCAAACTTTCGGAAAAACTAAGGTGAAGTAAGAGTAAAAAACATACTTTCGGAACGTCTAACTTGGAGTAATACTTCGAAATTTCGCTTTCGGAACAACTAAGGTGGAGTAAGGCGTGGGAAGCGAACTTACAATGATATTCTTATGAAATACTTGGTAGAGTTTATATTTTTTCATCTTGACTATTAAAATGAAAATCTTTTTCTTAGTTTATAACGATATAGAATGAGCAAGTATTTTCTAATAGGAGTATGGCCTTGGTCAACGCCATTAAAATCCAAAAAGTGTTCTGAAAATTGTAAAAAACTTGAAAGCTATGAATATTTTAAATGTATGAAAAAATGTAATGTTTTTAATAAAACATGCCCCAAGATTTTACAAAATGTGTCAAAAATAAAGGAAGAGTAAGAACAATCAAACCGAACAAGAATACCTATATCCATATCTGTTATGATAAAAAAGGAGCACATAGAGGTGAAGTCAAGTATAAAAATAAATCTACAATTTGTAAAGGTTCTTGTCAAGATGGTAGAAGATGTCATAATCGTACAAGAAATGGTAAATATTGTTGGAGACACTGAGAAATAAAAGTTGTGTAACTCAGACTCTCTTCACCTTCCTTAACTGTTATAAAACTTCAGTACTAGGTTTGCCTTGCAATAGGGTATCGCTTCATATTGTCTTGATAGTGAGAAGAAGGTCAATAGGTAATTATTCTATTTAAAACGAATAGTTTCTACATACAAATGAGTAATATAGAAACTCTAAGAATAAAAGAACTAAATCTTGATATAATACCGCCATGTACATCAAAAATGAATGAACCAGATTATGGTGGGTCAAAAATTATTATAGTAGGAAAACCTGGTACAGGAAAAAGTACAATTATTGGATCATTACTATATGCTAAAAAACACATAATTCCTTGTGGAACTGCTTTTTCGGGTACAGAAGATTCTAATCATTTTTACAGGTCAGTTATGCCTAGTACCTTTGTTTTTAATAATTATGATGAGGAACAGATAGAAAAAATAATCAAGAGACAAAAAATTGCAAAGGAACATTTGGAGAATCCTTGGGCAGTTATGATTATTGACGATTGTACTGATGACCCTTCTATTTTTCGAAAACCTCTTCAACAAGGTATATATAAGCGTGGTAGGCATTGGAAACTTTGGTATATATTATCTTTACAATATGGAATGGATGTTCGTCCAGTGATTAGAACTAACGTTGATGGAGTTTTTATTCTTCGTGAGCCAAATCTTCGCAACAGAAAGGTCATGTATGAAAACTATGCTGGTATTATTCCTGACTTTAAACTATTCTGTGATATTCTTGACCAAATTACAGATGATTATACAGCATTATATATTCACAATGCTACCAGAACTAATGATTGGAAAGACTGTGTATTTTGGTACAAAGCTAAGCCTGTACCTAAAAACTTTAAATTTGGTTGTCCAGAATATTGGGATTTTCACTATGCGAGATTTAATCCTGAATACGTAGATCCAATAGTATAAACTCAACATGCTGTAAAATGTAATGTAGAGGGTTATTTTCAGAACATTTGTGTGAGAAGTCGGAGGCTTATAGTATTATAATTTTCAGTTAAATTCCTGATAGTAATATCTGTAATTCCAGCAAGGCGTAGAAATATGTTTTTGTTTGGATCTTTGGCTATTTCTATTAGTTGTTCTTCGTCATACTCATATTCTTCTTTAGTTGTATATGTTTTTTCGAGAAAGGTGACAGTAGTCTCTTTTATTGTGAATAGTATAGAATATTTTGGAGGTGTGTGTTTGAGTTGCCAATTTTTCCAAAGAGTTCTGGCTCCAAATATAGTGATTATCCCGCTAACAATAGCTAAGATTTCTAACATTTTATTTGTTAGAAATTTAAATATAAAAATTAGATGGAAAAATACAAAATGAGTTTGTATGTTGGACGTACCTTTCCTGTAGTTTTGATAAGACCAGACTGGGTTGGCAGGTCATGTTTTGATAGTTCTGTTGATGAGGAATTATCCAGGTGGAAAAAATATAATAATGACGTTGAGTTTTTTCTGACGAATGAGAATAGTCATCATGTGATTGATAATGTAACTGAAATAGTGTGTGGAACTAAGGAAAAAAGTATAAAGAGGTGGTTGAATGGATGCGGTATCGAATATTCATATAATAGGTTGATAGAAGACCGAAAGTATTTTGAACAAGTAGATGTTGTTTTACAAAATGTGTTTCCAGGGTTACAATATTTGAAATATCCTAGAAATATTATTGTGGTACATTCTACATTGTTAAAGTCATAAATTTAAAAAATCGAGAAATAATAAATGTCAAAACAGATACACAAAGTGAGATGCTTTCTGTGTAATATAAAGGTTGGTATCAATGGCTTTGAATGTAGGTGTAAAAAAATTTTTTGTTCTGACCATAGGTATCAATATATTCATAATTGTGAAGTGAATATGAAGACTATGTTTAGAGAGAAGATAGAGAGTGAAAACAAGCTTGTTGTTTCTGATAAGCTGTTTAGAATATAGTTTTTTCGGTATTTTTGTGTCCAATATAAAGTGTAACAGCGTATGATAGTATGAGTGTGAGGATGATCCATACAGATTGTATGAAAAATGGGGTAATTTTGTTATCATGGCCGTATTTTATGATAGGTATTTTGAGAGTATATTCGATACATGCAAAGCAGATGGCTATAATAATTGCATTGTAAATATTTTTAGCGGGTTTAATTATATTATAAAATGATGCAAGAGTATATAGTATTGCTGGGAATATAAAAAGTAAGATAAAAATGAGTTCTGGACGCATTTATTAAGAGTAATTTTTTAGAATAATTTCTTTATCTATTGGATTGAGCCAAATTAACACTAAATCTCTTTCTTCTTTAGGTTCGCTTCCTAAATCTTTTGGAGTAACTATTGACCAATCTGTATCTATAGGGAGAGTTCCGATTCCTACATATACAAAGGCACATAAAGCTGAACAGAAGAATTTGTTTGTTTTTTGTAGGTTTCCAATTTGTAGTTTTAGGGCGGCTTTTATATAGTCGAAACCATAGTCGTAAGGTTTATTATATATAGCTGAATGTACTGCAGCTAGGGATTTTTCGAATTTTTCGTCACGTTTACATCGTAATTTTCTGACCCATATTTGGCCGTTATAATCTTTGATTACTTCTTCTAGTTTGCGAATTTGTACTCCGAATTTTATGGTATTATCTTCAGAATCTGGAATTGTGTCCAGACCTGTGCTTTCTAATACGTATAAGCCTTGTAATGGTTCTATAGTGAAAGTAGGATTTTTAAGGACTATTCCTGAGTGTCCGAATTTACTATTTGTCCATTTTGAGACACAGCAGCTTGTAAATTCTAGTAATGATAAAGATGGTTCGAATAATAATAAGTCACCACTTTCTAATTCCATTTTAATATATATTATTATAATAAATGGAATTTGAAATTTTTAAAGATCCTATTAATTTGTCTTTGGCATCAGGGTCTTTGGCCTTTATACTTTCTTCCCTTATTTTGTATATTTTTAAGCCCAATTCTATAATGAGAATAGATGAGAAGAATGATATTGTGGTGGATAGATTTAGGTTATTTGTAATGTCTGTGATGATATCAGCAGGGGTTTCTATTTGTGTTTTTCTTTGGTTATATAAGGAACCTGTTGTTGAGCAGGTTAAGATGAAGTTTTTTCCTAATGCTATATCTTATTAAAAATATAGTTTCACCATATAAAATGAAGATAGCATTTTACATGGGTATGATATGTGTTCGTGGTACTAGTATTGCTACATATGATTATGCCGATTATAATGAGAGGATACTTGGTAACAAAAGTGTGATAGTTATACCGAAGTCTTCTATATTTAAGAATGATGTTTTAGCAGTTGTGAAATTTGCGAAGAGGTTTCCTATAAGAGTACATGATGATTTAGATACTCTGTTAGAAAAGGAAAATTGTGATATGTTATATTGCTTAAAATATGGTACAAATGATGGTATATTGTCTAAGAAATGTAAAAATCTGGTACATTGTGTTTTCGACATGTCTGAACCTCATGGAGATGTGTATGCAGGAGTATCAGAGGCGATGGCTAGAAAATTTGGAAAGACATTATTTGTACCACATATGGTGGGATTATCTCCTTCTAAGAATGGAGAAAATCTTCGTGAAAAATTGGGCATTCCAAAACACGGTATTGTGTTTGGTAGATATGGGGGTATGGATACTTTTAATCTAGAGTTTTGTATGAGTGTGATTTCACGGTTGGTAAATGAAAGAAAAGATATGTATTTTCTGTTTATAAACACTTTTGAGTTTTATAAGCATCCTCAAATATTTTACTTACCAAAGATAACATCTGAAAATGATAAGAATAAGTTTATTCAAACCTGTGATGCACATTTAGAGTGTGGGTACCTAGGACATAGTTTCGGTTTGGCTATAGGAGAGAATAGTGTAAATAATAAACCTATTATAGCGTATCGTCCCGAACCTCCTAATACTTTGTGGAATACAGCACATTTAGAGATATTGGGGGAAAATGGGTTATATTTTAAAGATGAGAATGAGTTTTACAAGTTGTTGAATGAGTTTGAACCGAAAAGATATCAAAATAGAGATATGAATTTTTATAAGGATTATAGTCCTGAGAAAATTATGGAGATTTTTAATAATGTTTTTATAAAGGGAATTTGAGACTCAACCCAAGTTATTAAAAATCAAGGTTTTTTAAATAGTATTGCTACATATATTCCATTGTGCCATTGTTGTTGTTTTTCGCTTCCCCATTCTGGATGACTATCATCATCGGTTGTTCTTATTTCTCTTTCATATAATACAAAAAGATTCAATTGTTTCAAGGATTTATATGTTCCATCGCGAACTTTTTTCCAATTCCAATCATCTACTATGAAGATAAACATATCATCTAAACAATTATAATAATAAATAAGTGCTTTATAATGACTATCTTCTGAATGTTCTCCATCGTACATATAAATATTGAATTTAGACAGTTTTGAAGTATCTACTTTGTAACAATCTTCTTCTATAAAAACTGCTTCATTATCACCTTTGTAGGTATTAAAATTTTCTAGAAACTCGTTTTTTACATTACCAAATTCACTAAAATTATCAATACACACAACTTTCGCTTTATTTCCACACATCGCCGAACAAACAGATGAACCTTTCCAGGTTCCTATTTCTAAATATCTTGCATCATCTTTATTTAAAATATTATTGTAAAAGTGCCTTGTTTTCTTTCCACTGTATCCTTCCATCTTTAATATACCTTCTGTAATCTTTGAGTTACCCTTTTCTGCATTTTCAAAAGCATCCTCAATATGTTTTTTTAATTCTAAAAATAAAAGCATTTTATTACTTGGTTGTTCTGTTTAAATAATAATAATGTTATGTTCATTCTAAGGCTTGGAAGGCATGCTAGGTTTGGAAGGCATGCTAGGTTTGGAAGGCATGCTAGGTTTGGAAGGCATGCTAGGTTTGGAAGGCATGCTAGGTTTGGAAGGCATGCTAGGTTTGGAAG